GGCGGTGGTGGTGGAGGAATTTCGTCAAACGGCGGTTCAGGCGGTTCAGGTGTTGTAGTTATTTCTTATGTTGGCGCACAACGTGGAACTGGCGGCACGATAACTACTTCTGGTGGTTACACAATCCACACTTTTACAACATCTGGTACTTATACTGCATAAGGATAATCATGGCACATTATGCAAAAGTTTTAGATGGCAAAGTTGTTAATGTCATTGTTGCTGAACCTGAATTCTTTACTACATTTGTAGATTCATCTCCCGGTACTTGGATTCAAACTTCATACAATACCCGTGGCGGTGTTCATTACGGTGAGAATGGTCAACCTGATGGTGGTGTTGCTTTACGTGGTAACTACGCAGGACTTGGCTATATTTACGACGCAGTACATGATGTGTTTTATGCACCGCAGCCATACCAAAGTTGGACTTTAAATAATACAACTTGGCAGTGGGAGGCACCTGTTCCGTATCCTGCCGATGGCAAAGACTATAAATGGGACGAAGCTACTAAAACTTGGGTAGCTGCATAAAATGTCAAACGATAACATAGACCTCTACGAGTATGGGAAACTGGTGGCTACCGTCGAAGCACTTGAAAAAAAGATAGACAAACTTGAGCACAACATGGAGCAGCTCCTGACGCTCGCCAACAAATCTCGTGGCGGGTTCTGGGTCGGCATAATTTTTGTATCGGCGATAAGCTCCGTGTTTGGATACTTTGCGAGTCATTTTGTAAAATGAAAGACATCATCAGCCAGATACTGACAGGGAAAGATAACCAGACCAACGACATCGCAAGGTGGTCCTGGCTGATCTCGCTCGCTGTAGTAATCGGGCTCGCTATCTATGAGGTAATGAACCATGCAGGTTTCAGCATACGAGAGTTTGCGGAGTCTGTGGGTATCATCAGTGGAGCCCATGGTGCTGCGGTGATGATGAAGAAAGATACGGAGCCACAGTAATGTTTCCGATACCGACACTCACGTGGATCAAGATAGGGATCGTGATAGCTGCGATTGTATTCGCCTACTTTAAGGGATACTCAAGCGAGCACGAAAAATTTATTAGGTTCCAGGCTGAGACGGCGGCCGTCGGAAAGGCTCAGGAGCTTGCTAACCAAAACATTGAAAGGGAGCATCAAATTGTCAACACTGGTATTAAAAATAGCTACGAGGCTCGCCTTGCTGCTGTCAACGGTGCTTATTCTGTCGGCGTGCAGCACGCCGGTACCGGTGGCGGTAACGTGCCCACCATTTCCATCGCCCCCGCCAGAGTTATTAAAATCGCCTCCGACCCAGAATTTGTTGGACGATGTGCTCAAACCACAGTCCAGCTCATAACGCTGCAAGACTGGGTTAGGCAAAACTTGGAGGTCAAATGAACGTAGCGGATAGGATAACAATGTTGTGTTGCGCAACATTATCGATGGTTATGGTAGCGACTGTGGGAGTGGTTTTGGTAGGATTGTTTGACCCTCAAGTAGATAACAACGAAATATTTAAAATGATAACACCCGCATTTAATACGATTGTAGGTGCTTTTGTTGGGACTATAGCTGGTATAAAAATAGGTAAAGATAATGCTTAATAATTGGGATAAATCATTTGAGCTTGTTATCAAAAGTGAGGGTGGTTTTACAAACGATCAAAACGATCCCGGCAACAGGATGCCGGACGGTCGCCAGGGTTGCACAATCTGGGGCTGTACGCAGAAAACTTGGGAGGCCTACGTCGGGCACCAAGTCACGCAGGACGACATGCGTAAATTGACAAAAGAGGACGTCAAACCCCTATACAAAAAAGAGTACTGGGACAAGGTCTCCGGGGACTCTTTACCGGTCGGGATAGACTACTTGCTGTTTGATTTCGGTATCAATGCCGGGCCAAAGACTAGCGTCAAAACGCTCCAGAAGGCCCTCAAGCTCTCCGATGATGGGGTCCTTGGCCCAAACACCATGCTTGCAGTAAAAACCGCCGACCCGATCGCATTGGCCAAAAAGTTTGGCTCTGAGAAGATTCACCACTATGAGAACCTGCCGACCTACCCACGCTACGGCAAGGGCTGGCTGGCTCGAGTGGCTCAGGTTGAAAAGGTTGCTATTGAGATGATTGGGGCATAAAAATCCAATTTTTTGCATTAGTAGTAATAGGCAGGGATTGATCACCCCTGGAAAATAACAACTTACCCTAGGGAAATAAAAATGGAAGGCTTCAAAAAGTTACCAAAGATGCAGTGCTTTAAGGAAGGCGGTCACATTAAGAGTGACTACGTCACCAAAAAAGAGCTCAAACTTGAGGAAAAGCGGGACGAGTCGAAAGACAAGGCCATGATCAAGAAGAGCTTCAAGCAGCACGATGAGGCCGAGCACGATAAAGAGCCGACCGAGATTAAACTCAAGCGTGGCGGTCGTGCCAAAAAAGATTGCGGTACGGTAAAAAAGTACAAGACCGGCGGCGGTGTGTATGGCGCCAAAAAGGATGAGGCCGACAAAAAAACGATAGCCGAGGAAAAAAAGATTGTACCCAAAAAAGCTGCAGCCCCATCCAAGGCGGCAGAAAAGCCTAACTTCCGTGGCAGCGATGCCGAGAAAGAGAAAAGCAAGCCATCCGACGGCGTGGACAAGACGAGAAAAGTCAAGCCAACCGGCGACAAGAAAGCCGTGGCACCCTCGGCTGCACTGACTGAGACACCCTTCCAGGCTCAGGAAGATCTTCCTGGATACGCAGACGGACGCAGCGTGGCTGAATACTTGCGTGATAAGTTTATGGGTACAACGGCACAAAATGCACAGGCACGCCGGGACATGCAAAATTTGGCACAGCAGCAGCCTGGAATGATGGGCCGTGCAGCAGCCGCAGGTAACGCAATGGATGCTGCGACTCTCGGTGCGGCGCAACCTACAAACTTGGGACGTGCAGCCACAAACGCACCTGCGCAGCCAGGGATTACCCCAGGCCGCTACAATGAGGGCGGCGACGTCCACATTCACCACCACTACCATGGTGCAAACGGTCTAAGCGATCCTTACTAAGGGGGCGGTATGCCAATAAAATCAGAGGCTCAACGCAAGGCGATGTACGCCGCAGCAGAGGGTAAGAGCAATATCGGCATCCCCAAAAAGGTGGGCAAGGAGTTTGTCAAGGCGGGGGCCGCCAGCAAAAACTTGCCCAACAAGGTGCCCAAAAAGGCATCCGGCAGGGGGCGATAGCAGATGGCCGACTACTCGGGCACTTACGACCAGACCCAGATCACGGTCGGGCAACTCATCGAGTATGCCTTCCGTGCGGCTGGTAAGACGGCCGAGGAGCAGACTCCGGAGTATATAAACGCCGCAAAGCAGGCGCTTTACTACATCCTGATGAACCTCTCCAACCGTGGCGTAAACCTATGGATGCTGAAGTCTGTGCTGCTCGGTACAGTTGCGGACCAGACGGTTTTGCCAATGGCCCCTGAGACGATCGATGTCAAGGAGGCTAACTGGCGCTACTTAGTCACGCCACAAATATCCTCGGCACTCCCGGTAGACAATATTGGCTCACCCGCTTTATTTGATGGCACACTCAACACTTTTGCAACCTCGACACTCGCCGAAAATTGGTTTGGAGCGGCTTATCAAAGCTCGCAGAGAATGTTCCAGGTTGGTTTCAACGCTTATGTACCGGGCGGTGGTACGTTTACTTACAATCTGATACTTGAAGCCAGCGACGATGGAGTAACCTGGAGCACGGCGCAGGTACTGCCATCGGTAACTTTATCGGACAAGCAGTGGTTCTACTACGCAATAGATCCTTCCCAGTCGCACTATTTTTACCGACTCCGCTCGACCACAAACACTGTCTTTTCACTGAGGCAGATTGCATTCTCCTACACACAGCAAGATATTCCACTCGCCAGATTGAATCGGGACGACTACTGGAGTCTTCCAAATAAACAGTTCACGAGCCAGAGATCACTGCAGTATTGGTTTGATCGAACGATTGATCCTGGAATGTATCTGTGGCCGATCCCGAGCAATGACTTCCAGTGCTTTCAGTTGGTTATTGAGACCAAACTGATGGATGCTGGTAACCTCTCAAACAAACTCTACGTGCCCGAGCGTTGGCTCATGGCGATACAGTCTTGGCTCAGTCACGAGATGTCGATCCAGTTGCCGGGTGTTGACTTGGCACGCATCCAGTACCTAGAGGGCCAGTACGCCAAGTGGCTGCAGCAGGCGGAGGATGAGGAGAGAGACAAGTCGCCGATATACTATCAGCCCAACATAAGTTACTACACGAGATAACATGAGCGTACCAGTCCAAACATACGACTCACTTGTGGCTGACGTGATCAACTACAGTGAGCGTGACGATGCACAATTCATTGCACAGATACCCAGCCTGATTTATTTGGCCGAGCAGGAGATTGCTGCCCAGGTCAAGACGCTGCTGCAGTTGACTGTCGTCAATACGACGCTAGTATCTGGATCTCAGGGTGCCGTACTTCAAAAGCCTGCACGGTGGAGGAAGACGGTATCTATGAGCGTCAATGGTGAGCCAATCGTAAAACGCAGCCAGGATTATGTCCGGCAGTTTCAGTACGAGGTATCCTCTGGTCAGCCTCTCTACTACGCAGATTACGACTACAATAACTGGTCCCTGGCCCCCGTACCTGATCAGGCGTACCCCGTCCAGATTACTTACTACAGCCTGATACAGCCACTGAGCTCAGACAACCAGGAGAACCTAATCACGAGAGAGGCTCCACAGGCACTCTTGTATGGGACCCTGTTACAGGCGCAGGGGTACCTGAAATCTTTGGACAAGATTGCAGTCTGGAAATCGTACTACGATACGTCGATGGCTGCCCTCAAGGCGGAGAACAACAGCCGCAACATAGACCGAAATACAACCATCCAAGAGCCATAAATGACGACATTCACATCACCGTTTACCGGCGACATTGTCGAGCCGACAGACGTAAGCTATACACCAATATCGTTCGGTTCCAACGTCACTCTGGCATGGCCCGCATACGTGCCGCCAAACTCTTCGCAGATCGCTGCTGCGAGGATTATGGAGTGCACCGCTACTGCTACCGGTTTGACAATCATACTACCCCCTGGAAGTCAGGGCTCCGTTGGTACGGATATCCTGATCCGCAACGTCGGCAGCAACTCTTTTACGGTAACTGACAGCGCCGGGTTTGAGTCTGCCACGGTTGCAGTGGGTCAGGCACGATACTTTTACCTGACATCAAACACGACCGATGCAGGTACGTGGAGCAACTTCACGTACGGTACCGGGACATCATCCGCAGATGCTGCATCCTTGGCGGGTGCCGGACTATCTGCCTTGCTGGGTAAGTTAGTCACGTCAAACGTCGTCGTTGAGGCCTTTACCAATCCCTCGCTGAATGAGACTGACCGTGGCACGACGTACGTCTGGACAGGTGGTGCGAGCCCATTCACGATGCCTACATCGGCCAACATCAATCTTGGCTGGTACCTCATGCTGCGCAACAGCGGTACTGGTGCCTTGACAGTTACGCCGCAGGGTACGTCAAAGATCAACGGCAATACGACTCAAATATTTAACCCGGGCGACTCTGCAATCATTGCGTTTGAGAAATCCACCGGTAACTTCTTTACAGTTGGCCTAACAAACCAGAATGCAGTTACGTTGACGTCCAGCACGTACGACGTGGATAGTATTGCAGGCAACTCTCTGAGCCTCGTCAGCAACGCACCGAACATTCAGACGTACGTTGCACTCTCCGGTACACGTACGCAGACTCTGGTGGTCACGCTGCCTACGATTACACAGCTGTATGTGATCAACAACAACACGGGACACTCAGGCTACAACGTATCGTTCCAGGTTAGTGGCAGTTCTCAGACTCCTGTGCCATTCCCTACAAACACCGTATCGTTAATTTTGACCGACGGATTGAACGTCTACATACTTACTTCGGTGGGTGCATCGACATTTTTTGCAGCGAATGGTACGGCATCGGCTCCATCGTTTTCGTTCCTGAACGACACAGCGACCGGTTTGTATCTAAAATCAACAGCGGTCCTTGGATTGGCAGCAAACGGTACTCAGATGATTGCCGTCGACAACAGTAACCCATCATCGCCACACGTTGACGTGACGGGTCTCTTGACTGCAACCTTAATCTCTGGCGGGACGTTTTAAATGGCTGATCAGCAGCCTATGGTATACACGCTTGGTACCAATGCGGGTATCAAGCGAGACGGCACCACATTCGAGTCCCGTGAGTATAGTGATGGGCTCTGGTGTAGGTTTCAGCGTGGCATACCCAAAAAGATGGGCGGGTATCAGCAGATGTTCCGTACGCCTAGCGGTATCCCGAGGGGCATGATTGTAAACCCGTACAACGGCGTTAACTACATGTTCATCGGGAACCAGAACGGTATAAACGTCTTTACATCGAGCACCAACCTTGGCATCGGTAGCGGCCCCTACACGGCCACCATCTATACAGGCTACTCTCAGCAGACTATCGCATCAAATACTACGACCTCTATAACTATCAACAGTGGCACGACAA